ATTAGTTGCCATTATATCTGTATCTGAAATCTGCAATAATGTAGCTTGTGTTACATCCGTTGCGTAGTCAATTGTGCTATTCCCTAACATATAAGTTAATTCTGATACGTTTATTTGCGCTGGGTCGGTATCTGATGCCGTAAATGATTTTGAAGCATTAATAAATCCATTAGACGTTTCAAAACTAGACAATGAACAATCTAAGTTTATAATGTTTTTTCCAAATACGTTCATATATTGCTGCATCATTAAACCTATCAAACTAGGATAAGTCGTTGCTTTTCCATATTCGTACCAATAGTTAAACGCTGCGCCTGTACTACTTTGATATACCCCTAATTCAACTGGATATGTTCCAGTCGCTGAATATACCCCATAAGGTATTTCTATTTCTTTAGAATATTGACTTGTCGTATTTTGATAAATACTATAATTTACTTGACTAAGTAAAGGAATTACTTCTAACTTAAAATCACCTACTTGAATAAATTCTCCTGTACCAGTTTCAACTGCAATTGCAAAACCTATTTTCCCTGCTATTGGAACAACACCAGTTTCAAAACTAAATGAATTAATTTGACTTCCTGATGTACCTGTGTAAGCTGGAACAGAATAATAATCACCAACAGTTGAACTCCAAGCCGTACCATCCCAAACATAATAAGAAGAACCTGCGGTAACGCTTAAATAAACGTTTCCACGATAGCCACTTAAAGATTGTCCATAATATGTCCAACTAGCTTTTAATCTTACGGATGCGCCAATGTTAGGACCAGCAGCAGGTATTAATCCACTTACTGGCATAAGTTGTAATGTCGCACTTGCGCTTGTTCCTCTATTTAAACTAATAACCGCAGATTGTTCATCTGCATTATCTACATAAGTTGCAGAACCTAATCCTGTCCAACTCACGTTCCAATTTTCTGGTTGTAATGTTGAACCAACTTGTAATGGTCTTAAATTACCATTAGAAAAATAGTTTTTAGCAGTTTCAACTTGTTTGTTGTAAAATATCTTATTAAATCCTTTCTTTAATAATTTAAATTGAGAATTATCTATAAAATATAAATTACTTGTATTACCAGTAAATCCTTCTATTTCGCTTCCTCTTGTCAATGTGCCACTTGCTGCAACGCTTCCACCTGATGTATATTCAGTATAATTTATAGTTGTTTTAGCAAATTCATTTATTGATATTACCCACCATTTGCCACCTGCCATAAATAAACGACATCCAAAAGACTTTAGAATATTTGTTAATACTTCTAAACAGCTAATATATGTTTGGTCTTCATTTACAAAAGTTCTATAAGGTAAATATGATTGATTAAATGGTTCTGCACTTGCACTTGTTGATCTATCTGTCATTCCATTACCATAAAAGTTACAACTTGTAACAATATTAGGTATTGTAGGCAAATTAAGGCTATTTAAGGCCGTTCTTATAAAATACAAGGTAGTATTAGCCGTGTTTATTTCGGTACGATTACTGATTGGCAATGGAATGTCTTTAAGCATTCCAATTCCATCAACGCAGTTAAAAAATAGTTGCTTTCTACCTGTTGAAAATGTTACTTGTACATTATCAGATAATACCCAACCAGTCCATTCCAAATCTGCGCCTAAATATAACTTAGCAAAATACTTTCTATCATTTAAAGTAACCAAATTAGGCATATTAGCCGTATTATCGGTTATATCTATTGTTACGTTTAATTGACTTGCAAATACTACTTCAAATGGATCATCAGATTGTGGTAAATATTGTAAACTAATATCAATACCTGTATATTCAATTACATCTCCTACATAACCATCTTCTAATAAATATAGATAAGCAGTTTTTGTAGTTTTTGTAGCGTATGTTATTTTATATTTATTAGCGTATGCCATTATCCTCTTCTATAATTTAAGTTTACGTTTGCTCTTTGAGTTGCCAAAACTAAATCAGAACCTCTTAATATAAATTCACCACCACCTCTAGAATTACTTGCCATTGAACCTGCATTAAAAGTTGTCTGCATTATTCCTCCTAATTTACTTAATGGCAATACTGCCTCGCTTTCATTTCCTTCACCAACCATTGCTAATGTTGGACCAGTAACAATACCGCCATCTGCTAATCCTAAAACTCTTTTAAATATATCTGTAAATGAACCAGCTGCAATTCCTGCACCTTGCGCACCAGGAATTAAAGATAATATAGCCTGAAATGCTAAAGCTTTAATTGCAGCAGCAGCAATTTGTTTTGCTAAATCCATAAACATATTACCTAATGCTTCACCTAAACTCATTCCTTGTTCCATAGAAGCCCATAAACCCATTACAGCGTTTGTAGCAAAGTTAGAAATCGTATCAGCCATTTGCCAATAAGCTTCTGTTTGTTGCTTAGTTAAATTAATATTTGCAGCAATTATATCATTTCCTTTTTTTGTTTCTTCGTAAAATGCACTTGTTTTTCCAACTAATGATTCACCAAAATCACCAGTCATTTTAGATTCTCCAAATAATTTAATACCAGCTAATCTTTGTTTTTCACGCTTAGCCTTATCTTCAGGCTTTTCCATTAATATTGGAGAAGAAATATCTTTTAATTTATCAATCATTTGCTTTCTCTGAAACATCTCATACCTAAGGCGTTTTGTTTCATCAGCTAATTCTTCTGCAAATGCATCTTTTTCTTTTTTACCTTTTTTATCTGGAGTTCCAAAATTTAACAAATTATTAACTGTTCCAGATAGTGCCGCTTTTGCAGCATCAATTTCTAATTTTGCATTTTTTAATGGTTGAACATAAGAAGCTTTAATTTGGTCTTCAAGCATCTTTTTTGTTATACCAGCTTCTTGTTGTTTTAAAGTTGGAGATACATTTTTGATTAAATCATCTCTTTCTTTTACAAGTTTTTTATATTCTGCGTTTGCAGCACTTAAAGCTTGAGTATAATTATCAGTTTTACCAATTTCTAATTGTTGTACTGCTGCTCTATTATTAATACTTTGTAAGTATTGTTGATTATACTTATTAAGTTCTTTTATATCTAAACTTTGTACTTCTGCATTATCCTTGTATAATTCAATAAATTTCTTTAAAGCATTTTTTCTATATTCTATGCTATTATTTGTATCAGTTGCTTTTCCAACTAATATTGTTCCTAATGTTTGACTTGATTGAGCAGCACCAGCAATTTTAAATACATCTTCGTTTAGTTTCTTTAATTCTTCTCTAAGTCCTTTTAATTTATCAGCACTACCTTCAAAAGCAGCAGTAATTTGTTTTGAGAATACAACTAATAAAGAAGAAGCAATACCTAAAGCAACACCAAGACCAGCTGGACCAGAAAGTCCATCTATCATTGCTGTTAAAGCCTTTTTTGTTCCACCTTCTGTTTTTGCTAATTGCTGGAATGATTCCAACATAGGGTTCAAGTTATTGCTAATACCGATGAATCCATAAGGAGCATCTTGCGCAATTCTTGACATATTTATTAAGGATTGAGTAGCATCGCCAGTTTTCTTAGCGGTATTACCCATCGCAACATTTACATTAGATATAGTTCCATTTAGATTACCAATTGCTTTTTGTAATTGTGCAATTTGAGTAGTATCTGTTGACCTTTTTAATTGATTCTGAAACTGCTTTAATTGATTTTCAGCTTTAATTAATTCGGCTTGAAGTTGATTAGCTTCTAAACCCAACAAGACCTCTATACCTATTGTTTCTACCATCTTAATTAATTTACTCCGTACATTTTAAGAGTTCTTGCTAACTGATCATCAGTAAGCATAACTTTTTCTTCCTCTGCCTCATTATCGTCAATTTCTGGTATGTGCCAAAATGATTTTATGCTTTTAGGTGTCTGTTCTGAAGTATTACTTAAATATACAATATAGGCGAGGTTTCGTGTCCTCGCCCATTCGTTTAACTCTTGTTTTTCTTTACCCATTACGATAATGGAAAAGTCTTTCCAAGTCATTTCCCAAAATTCGCTTGGGCGTATATTACATTCAGCAGCCTTAACTAAAATATCATCCCAGCTTAGCTTTATTAGACTTTTTTTTTTCTTCCTTAGGTGTTCCACTTACAGTTGTAACAGTATTCATTATTATGTATTTAAAATACTCAATAATTTGACCTTCTGTGCTAAATATCCCACCTATTTCATCAATCCAATCACATACATCATTTTCTGTGTATTCAATTGGACTTTTATCACTATTACAAGCTGATTTATAACCAGCATAAATTAACTTTATAATAGTATCTAAGTCTAATACTTTTGCTCCAATCAATTCAAAATATTGGTCTATTGTAATGCCTTTATCCTTGCAGACTTCACGCATTGCCCATGTTCCCCATTTTAAATTAATTGTTTTGTTGTTTAGTTTTAGTTCGAACATAGTTTTTTATTTTTACGCTTGTTCAGTTTGTGTTACTGGTGGTGCATAAACTACAAATGTTGCAGAAAATTTAACATCATCTTTATCATCTGAATTTACATCAAAGTTTGAAATCCAAACTTGACCACTATAAGTAATATCACCTGCAGTTGGTACAGCCTTACCCATTTTCATTGAGAAAACAGTTCTTGCAGCATGAGCAGCATATAATTGCTGATAGCTATCTTTTGCTGGTGTTCCAGTTTCATCAATTGCAAAACCTTCTGCTTTAAATGATTGTGTAAATGCTGGACCTGGTTGAAATTGGTCTCCACATTTAGATGTTGCATCAATAGTATTTACAGTTGATGTAAAAGAGTTACTTGTTAAACAAGCAACTGGTTTGAAAGTTGCGTCGCCATCAATATCCGCTAAAAGGATATAATCACGAGCTGATACTTTAGTTTCTGCCATTTTATTTAATTTTGAGTTATTATTATATTATATGTTATAATCGTTCTAAATACGTTATCTAAAGGATT